GGTGGCACTTACGCGCTAATTGCGGCTGCTACACAATGCGCCTATCAGGTTGCTATAATAAGGGCGTTTTAAGCGTTGAATCTGAAGTTTATAAAACAGTGGGCAAACATACGATATACTACGACCTTACGAATGAACAATGGGCTGAAGCACAAGATAAACTTGAATCTGAGTACGAAAGGCTTGTAAAAGAGTATAGAATTGACGAACGCAACCGATACTATGAGAGTTTATCACACGACTATCACCAGTTTATTTAACAATTAAAAATCATTACAACTATGAAAGAGCAAAACACAACCTTAGAATTAGGCAAATGCTACCGAGTGAAGTTTGAGGATATCAGTTGGTGTATTAGCATTTATGAAGAGTTTGCATTTAGCAAATACTCATCATTAACAGCCTTGCGAGTTGATAATACGGGTATTGATACATTGAATTTCTTAATGTCTAATTCGTACCAAGATAGCAAGTATGAAGTGCAAGAGATTAGCAATAGTGAATTTATGCACGAGTTTCGCACCAAGCGTAATGAGATTAACAAACTGATTAGAAAAATCTCCAATTAATCTATACATTGAAAAGTGCCGTGTTACCCTTAAATCTGGACATAATTCATCACAATAATGCACGGCACTTTCTTTTAAAGTAATAACCTAAAATACATAAACCAAATGAATGAAGAATTAATAACACTGAAACAAGCCCCTATTATTGTTTATGAGAAAATCAAAGCAGTAGGGCAACAAATTGAGGCAAAGATTGCTGAATTGAACCTCGATAACCAGTTAGTAACTGATGAGACTTTAAAGAGTGCAAAAAACACTCGCACGATGTTGCGCAAAGAACTTGATGATTTTGAAACACAACGCAAGTACATCAAAGAGCAGGTGAATGCTCCTTATGAAGCCTTTGAGAAAGCGTACAAAGAGCATATCAAAGTACATTACGATAAGGCTGATAGTACGTTGAAAGCGAAAATTGACGAGGTGCAAAATCGGCTGATAAGCGACAAAGCAATGCGTATCAAAGAGTATTTCACTGAATTGTGCCAGCAACAAGGTATTGACTTCCTCATCTTTGAACGCTTGCCTCTGAATATCACACTTAGTGCGAGCGATAAGAGCCTTAAAAACGAGGTAGCAAACTTTGTAAGCGAGGTAACCAAAAGTATACAACTCATTGAAAGCCTAAATGAACCTGACGAGTTTAAAGCTGAAATGCTAACTGAATATAAGCAAACGCTTGATGTTACAAGAGCGATACAGAATGCACAATATCGCAAACAACAACGTGAAGCTGAATTAGCGCGTATCGAGGCGCAACGAGTAGCAGCCGAGCAAGCGAGATTGTCCACTGAAGCAAGAGCGAGAGAAACAGCCCCTTTGCAAGCACCAGCTCAAGTAATCAATGAGGTGCAACCTGCAACACCAGTGCAACCTGAACCAGTGCAAGAGGCTACACAAGCAGCGCAAGAAGATGAAAATGAGATTGTACAAACCACTTTCACTGTGATAGACACAAGGGCACAACTTAGAGCGTTACGCGCTTTCTTAGATAATAATAAAATTCAATACAAAGTATAACACAATGGAAAATCAAACATTTCAACCAGCAGTATTGCAACAAACGCAACCTGCAAAAACAAAAAACGGAGAAACAGAATACAAAGTAGCGGGCGAGCCTGTTAAACTATCTTACAATATCGTACGCTCATACTTAACAAGGGGTAATGCAACGGTAACCGACCAAGAGGTGGCTATGTTTATTAGTATTTGTAAGTACAACCAATTAAACCCTTTCCTTAATGAGGCGTATCTTATTAAGTTTGGCAACAACCCAGCGCAAATGATTGTCAGCAAAGAAGCACTAATGAAACGTGCTGAAGCTAATCCAAGTTACGATGGATTAGAAGCTGGACTTATTTTGTTACGAAATAATGAAGTAATAGAAGTTGAGGGCAATTTTCATCTACCTACAGACGAGATATTAGGAGCGTGGGCAAAGGTATATCGCAAAGACCGTTCAAAGCCTTTTGTTGCAAAAGTTAATCTTAGCGAATACGACAAGAAACAAAGCAGCTGGAATGAGAAAAAGGCTACGATGATAGGTAAAGTAGCTAAAGTGCAAGCCTTACGTGAAGCGTTTCCCGTACAATTAGGGGCAATGTATATGCAAGAAGAGCAAGATGTTGTAGAGCATCAAGGGCGTACGATAATAGATGCAGAGGTTATTGAGCAAAACGAGCCTACTGAACCTGAAGCGGTACAACCTATAACGCAACCAGTAGCAGGTGCACAATCTCCAAAACAAGTAGATTTTAAACAAGTATGATACAAACACAAGTAATTAGTTCAGGTAGCGAGGGTAACGCCGTGATTTACGACAACTCAATAATGGTAGATTGTGGCGTTACTCTCAAAGCCTTAGAAGCAGTAAAACGTTCTTTGAAAATTGTGTTACTCACACACCAACACGGCGACCATTTAAAGTTGCGAACCTTACAACGATTACAAGCAGAGCGACCTACATTGCGCATTGTTTGTGCTGATTTTCTCTTAGAGAGGTTGGAGGGTTTAAACAATATTGATGTACTGCAAGTAGGTAAGTTATACGATTATGGAGCTTTTAAAGTATCGCCAGTGAAGCTGTATCACGATGTACCGAATGTAGGATGGCGAATATTCCTCAATAGTGGGCAAAAGATATTCCACGCTACTGATACGGTACACTTGGATGGTATTACTGCCAAAGGTTATGATTTGTACGCTATTGAGCATAATTACTGCGAGGAGTACATACAGCAGGCAATCGAAGAAGCGCACGCAAAGGGCGAATATACGCACGCTTACGGCAATATCAATACACACCTTAGCATACAGCAAGCGAGGGCGTTTATTGAGGATAATAGAAAGGAAAGCAGCGAGGTTTTAGAGCTGCATAAAAGTAGAAGTTTTTATAAGTAAAATTTAAATAAAATGAGTAATAAAATTAAAAACGGAGAACAGCCTATAACTCCTACTTCATTATTAATTCGTGATGACGGGGAAGTATTAATAGCAAATGATTTTCTTATGGAAAGATGCTTGTCGGATACAATTCATTGTTTGGGGATAACCAAGCGTGAACAAATAGCGATAGAAGCTGCAAAAGCTATGTTAAGTAAGGGGAATGAAAGTATATACATAGTTGCAGGAAAGGCAGTATTATTTGCTGATGCTTTATTAGAAAAACTTGAAGGAAAACAACAATATGAAAACGGTATTTAAAAAAGGAATGAAGGTCTATGACCAATTAGTGTTTCCAGATAAGGAAGGAAAAGTTATAAGCGTTGTTGAGTCTGATGATTTTCCTATTAAGGTACATCACGAAGGCTTGGATGAAAATATTTCTTACACAGAAGATGGACGATATTATCTAGATATTGAACCAACACTTTCCACAAAAGATTACACCCTGCAAGGTTTTGAGCAAAAAGCACCAGTACCAGAATTTTATGAAGCTTTAGGTTGGTTGGAGAATAACAAAAATTATAAGACTGTAATTAGAGATGAAAGAACTTACCCATCTATGGAAATCTATAAAGCTTTTGAAGCTCTAAGAAAGCTAATAATACTAAGAGATTTTTACAATGAGGGTTGGCAACCTGATTGGGATGATGACACAGTAAAACACACAATAGAAACTTGTTGTAATGATGAGTTCGTAATTGAACCATCTTCGACAAATTATCCCCGTGTTTTATCTTTCAAAAGCAAAAAAATAAGAAATCGATTCTTTGAAGAACAAAAAGAACTATTAGAAATCGCAAAACCTTTATTATAACTATGGAAATACAAGGACGAATTAAAACAATATTCGCTACTGAAACAGTAGGGCAAAACGGCTTTCAGAAGCGTGATTTGGTTATCTCCACCGACGGGCAATATCCACAAGATATTATCATTCAATTTACGCAAGGTAATTGTGCATTGTTAGATAACTTACAAGTGGGGCAAATGGTTAAGATACATTTTAACCTGCAAGGAAGAGAATGGACAAACCCGCAAGGTGAGGTTAAGTACTTTAATACGGTATTAGGTTGGAAAATAGAACTCATTCAAACCACGAATGTAGCGCAACATCAATACCAGCAAGCCTCACAAGGTTATCAGCAACCTCCCCAAGGTTACGCACAGCAACCGCAATACGCACCGCCTCAACAAGCACAAGCGTACCCGCCACAAGGGCAACCGCAATATCAGCAGGCGCAAATGTTTAACAATATGGGACAAGCACCCGCACAAGAAGATGATGGAATGCCTTTTTAAGGTAAAATAAAAGCAAGTGGCGAAATTGGAAGACGCTCAGCCTTGAGTGGCTGAATTAGGATACGTTCGAGTCGTACGTTCGCTTTGGTTTGCGACTAAATGCAGGTTCGAGTCCTGCCTTGCTTTCAAAGACGATAACAATGAAAAAGATAACCATTCCGAGTAACGTTAAGAACGGCAAATTGGTACAAAATCGCAATCTAATACAAAACGCTATAGCCTCATTTGAAGATACAAATATAAATATCACCATTGAGAGGCGAAGCAAAAAAAGAAGCGTACAGCAAAATGCTTTCTATTGGGGTGTTTGGATACCCATCATTCAGCGGGCTATCAATGATACTTGGGGCGAGTTTTACCCCCCTAATGAAGTGCATAATGTACTGAAAGCCTTGTGTAATTATGAGGAGCGTCCTAATCCTGCTACTGGTGAGATACAACGAGTACCAGTGAGTAGCACCAAGTTAAGCACCTACGAATGGGAAAAGGAATTTAAGCAGCAAGTAAGGCAGATGTGTATGGATAATTTCAATCTTGATTTGCCTGAACCTGATAATGAGGAATAAGCAATTTTCATCCCTCGTTAAGCAAGGATAAAAACAAGTTATAAAATGCTGAATATCAAAGTGAAGATATAAATAAGCAAGTTTTAAAGTAAAATAAGCAATTAAAAAAACGAATGAAAATGTTTGTTAGTTTTAAAAATAGTCGTACATTTGCACCATACTTCGCCAAAGTATGTTTTAGTTCTATTTCAGTATTAGCATTTTTTAATGTCAATACTGCAACAGCTAATGTTGCAAATATTATAGGCTATCATAACCCTGCGGTTTGCTATACTGAAAAGAATAGTAAATGTACTTTGGCGAGTAAAGGGGGCGATAGCCTTTCTTATTTTATTACTAATAAATATTTTCATTCGCAAATGCCAAAGTACGATGAAAATGTTAATGCAATGAATAATAGTAATTGCATAGACACGCCTTGCAGTGCGAAAACTGCCCAATCTTCACTTTTAGAAATCCTACCGAAAGTAGAACATATCGGAATGGATTTAGAGGGTAAAATCTACAATCTTACCCAAACGAAAAATCACCTATTAGACCTATTTAATGAGGTAATGGACAAGTTGCCTGAAATCAGGGTAAAGGATAGTCTATACTCTATATTGTGGCAAATACAGACGATTGACGACTGCATTGCAAGTTGTTTGACCGCTGACGACTTCACGAATTTGGATAACTTCATTTTCTTCTCAAAGGAATTACTAACATCTAAAATTATTTAATTATGTACGAAATAACAAATACAAATTATCAACCAATGCAAGAGTTGATTAAAATCACTGAACAAAATGGCAAACGTGCTGTATCTGCAAGAGAGTTGCATACATTTTTAGAAGTTGAAACGAGATTTGATATTTGGTGTAGCCGTATGTTTGATTATGGTTTTGCCGAAAACATTGATTATCAACATTTGTACAAAAATGTACAATTGCCAAATGGTGCTATAAGGAAAGTTTTAGACGACTACGCCCTTACATTGGATTGCGCCAAAGAGATTGCAATGTTGCAACGCTCAGAAAAGGGCAAAACGGCACGCCAATATTTTATTGAGTGCGAAAAGCAGTTAAGAGCAAAAGAACAAGCGCACCAACAAATTCCTCAATCATTTTCAGAGGCATTGCGTTTAGCCGCCGAACAAGCAGAGAAGATAGAAGCACAACAAAAGCAACTGCAAGCACAAGCCCCCAAGGTATTGTTCGCAGACACTGTTATAGGCTCTCAATCGTCCTGCCTTATTGGTGAATTGGCAAAACTCATCACCCAAAAGGGCTATGAGATAGGCGAAAAGAGACTTTTCAAGTGGTTAAGAGAAAATCACTACTTAGGTACAAGAGGAGAGTACTACAACATTCCTAACCAACAATACATTGAGCAAGGGCTATTCGAGTTAAAGAAAGGTACACGCTCAGGAAATGGTGGGGTAATGCATACCACAATTACGCCCAAGGTAACAGGGAAGGGTCAGGTGTATTTCGTGAATAAGTTCCTTAAAACAACATAAAAAATTGTAATGTAGCCATCGTGCACCCCGATAGGCAAGCACTCACGTT